CGCAACGATTGATTGTTGTGGGTCAAGGAAACGTAAATCGTCTTTGTCACCGTCCACAACTTTGTAGCCTCTCCATGTAGTCATGTTGATAGGCTTGCGAAATACTACAGCAACGGACATGCCATTGCGTATCACTTCCCAAAAGTATTTCTCATACTTAGGGTTAGCAGCACTATAACTCCACGTCAAGTGATAGTTACGTAAATGTGCTACTGATCTGTTTGGTATCTTGGTGTAGTCATAGAATTGTACATCAGGGAACTGATCAAAGATATTTTGTCCATCAATGTATGGTATAAGCTCCCATCTAATGTCTGTTGTGCCATTGAGCCTTACACAAGGTTGTATGTCACGTTTCAAGCAATACTGTCTAAACTTGTATATGTCCTCATACAATTGTAACATAAAGCTAGTACGATTGCGGTAGAACCATTCTGCTTTACGCTGTCTAGCTGTCTGTACATTGCTAAACTTGCCACGTCCTGCAGTGTATAAGCAGCCATCAATACAGCTTGCCATTGCAGCCATAGAGCATGAGTTGAATAGCTTGCCATCAACCATGACTTTGTAAGGTGTCATGTATAGGATAGCGGTTAAGTATTCGGAGCCATCACCTTTGATAGTTTTGGCGTTGGTTCCTACCCCAAGTAGTTTGTAGTTAGACATTTGGCATCCTCCATGCTGTCTAGTACTTTGTTAAATTCTGTTACCATAAAATTCCAAGTTAAGCCCATCGCAATATTCATGTCTGCGTTGGTCATTTGTTCTTGTAGTGACTCCATGCTATCAGGTGTAGCAAAGAGTCCAATCTTTTTGTATCTATCAGCCATTACGCTGTTCTCCACACACGAATGCATTTCTCATGCTTCAGTGTTCGTAGTGCATAATCCTGTTTAGGTTCTCGCTTCTTTTGCGATTGTATAGCAGATGTAAGCCTACAAGATACTTGTTTGTAATTAAGCTTTGTAGTAGGATCAACCTTTACTGCAAAACTATCACCAACCTCCATATCATTAAAGGGGTATTTGTGACTTACTACACCACCCCAAAATGGGTTTGGCATTTCAATATTCTTTTCAACTTTGTACATTTTAGTCCTCCATAAATATATACAATGTAGAATAAGCTATTCGCACTAGCTGTATTCAGTAAGACACATCAGCAACCCATATGTCAAGCATAAGTTTAGGTTGGCCTAAATTAGCTGCTAATGTGTCCAAGAAATACAGTTACATAATACAGTAGGTTAGCACCTTTTCAGTGGGTATGAGTTAGTCAACTCTCTCACAATCTTAGTAGCATCTACGTTTATTGATTGCGTGACTTATCGTCTGGGCTTGTAGTGTATTCTCACTTCCACGCCTATGTGCTATCGCTGTATATGTGTTTCTCTTTGTATCGTATCAGTTATCTTTCGTTATGTGTTTAGTCTTTCGTAGTTTTATTAGTTAGTCAAGTATTTAGTTTTAATATTTTGCTAGGGCTTTCCACCGTAGCTGTCTCAAGGTGTCAGCATTTAAAAGGATCAAGGGCTTGTTGCCTACTCTTTTAAAAGTTATTCGCTTTCGATGTAATAAACTTGGCATACCCCAACATTGAATGCAAGTACTTTTTTAAATTATTTTATAAGTTGTTGTTTTTAAACGAATCTTTTTTATGTTGTTCTTGTTTGGTTCTGCTTTGTGATATTTGTTCTATGTTTGTTCTTATTATTATATATATACTGTGTAGCTTGGGGTGTACTATTTGTGATCACAAAAGGGGTGGTATACTGTGCATCCTTCCTTAATTTGTGATCACATTTCTAGAATGTTGCACAAATACAACACCTTTTAGTAGTATATTGAGGATATATCAGTATAAAAATGTAATAAAAACAATAACTTACATAGTATTACTGTGTAGAAAGTACAAAACACCTTTAAAACGTTGGGGGGTGCGAGAGCCACTGGGGGGTATAGGGTTACGTGTATATACACAACTACACAGAAGGGGTATTTTGAAGAGGTACAAATTGTCGCAGTTAGATACTTTTATGCTTGACACAGCCTTATTTCTGAGTATAACTGCGGAGCAGGAGCAGGACAGTTAAACTTTTAGTGTTTTAACTTAATAAATAATAAACTAAATAAATAGTTTAACTAAATAAAATATTGGACATAGGTAAAGTTTAACTTGACAGTGTTACTGTACATCTGTATACTTCTTGTTACGTAACACAATATAAAGTAACAAACAATAAGTGTTACACTAAGGTATGTGTAGTAATCTGTGTGTTACTCTTCCTCCATGTCTCCTCCTCCTACATGTAGATACTACGCATACCACCTTTTATAAGGTAGGACTATGTATAAGAATAAATTAAGTATGTACTCTTCTGAGGATGTCATTGAAGAGTTTTACGATGCAATAGCAGACGGTGATAATAAAAGACTCAGACGTGTACACATTCCTAAGTCCGATGTATTCTATGTAAGGGAGGCGCTGGAAGCTAGACTAGGACAGAGGTTCACACTAGATCACGTAGAAAGAGCTATGTACCTTGAGGGTTTTTTGGAGAAGCATGAAGTGCTAGACCCTGAAAGAAAACGTAAAGGTATAGGATAAAAAGTGTTGACAAAGGTAAAACTGTGCGTACAACTATGTGTACTAATGTTAGTTACAGCTTGTCAAACAATAACATATACAGCATCATGCAGGGTGGGAGATACTGCGTGTCAGAGAAATCAAGATGCCAGAACACTCGCACTTATCGGTCATACGGAAGCAGCTACTAAACTTATGTGTAGCGATAGTAGTATTAGCAAGTCCGACATATGCACAGGAACAAGTACCACTAGATGACGGTATAACTAATAATACCACAACTAATACAGACAACGGTAACGATGTAACAGGAGACTTCTCTAATAACTACGAAGACTCTATTGTAGATTCAAACAACAGTAGTCAGACTACAAATTATAACGGAGCAGGATCATCACCAGGCAGTAACCCTGTAATGTCCAGTATAGCTCCAACAGTAATGGGTGGGGGAGGTAATGACTCTTGCTTAATCCCGAAGAGTAGAGGCTTACAATTAAATATAATTGGCCTATCTCAAGGTGAGATGCAGCAAGACCCTAATTGCAATCGCAGGAAGAATGCTAGATTGCTGGGGTTACCTCAACAGGTAGGAGGGTTAGGATTACAGGTATCAGCCATCTCAGTGATGTGTCAGGATGCCACAGTGTTCAGGAGTATGATGTTAGCCAATACTCCATGTCCTATAAACGATGCACGTACTGGTAAGTTGTTGATGGGTAAGAACGCTATAAAAAGATACAGAGAAGACCCTGCATTATTTGTTGTAGGTTACGAGTTGGATAAAGAGTTTTGGGATACCTTGTTAAAGGTAGGAGAGGAACACGATGAAGCATTCACTGAAGTCACTACTACTAAGCGGAGCCTTAGTGATCAGTTCAGGTCAAGTAAGCGCAGAGATAACGGACCCAGCACTAACAATGACGGGTCAGGAAAAGATTGACTACTTAATTGAATCACTAGGTGCTATTAAGAAAAGAGTTGATGATAATAACATATTGACTGTAGGTGCAGTAGGATACGCTGCGCTGGGCGGTGTTATAGTAGATGACGCATTCAATGACGGACTTATTACACAGGACGAACTAGATAACTACTTAGAAGCAAAAGACCTTGTAGCAACACACGACTACGCTACAGCTACAACAGCACAGCAGTTATTCACGCAAGAATATACAGCAGCTATGAATGACTTGGATGAAGCGTTAACTGTACTTACAGAAGCATCTGGTGAAATCATGGCAGCAGTAAATGTCATGGAGCAAGCAGCAACAGCAGATACATCTCCAGAGCAAGAAGCTCTACAAGGACTACTTGCACAGGATGACTACAGCATAGACCAAACAGAAGTTGATGCGTACAACCAAGCTGTAGCACAAGTAGAGAACTACGCTCAACAAGCTGGTGCATTTATGGCTGCAGCTAATAACACTGAGCTAACAGCGAGTATAGATAGTTACGCTACACAGAATAACTTCTTAGTTGGTAACTACACAGCCATTACATATACTCAGTCAGTAGATGAGTTTGTAATTAACTGGGATACTGATGGGTTTGGTTCTGGTTGGCAGGGATACTTATCTAACGATATGAAGTCTGCATCAGAAGTGTTTGGTGCTGGTGAGTATATGTATCAGTATGGAACTATGCCACAGCCTGTAGAGTAATGAGCATGGAGTTCAGCATAGGAGGCTTCAATGTCAAAGGCTGGATGGTTGCTGTGGCTCTGCCAGTTTTATCTGCTGTATCAGGTGGTGTATATTGGGGGTATGATACTCTTAATAGATTCTACGGTGTAGAGGGTGGCGTTGGTGAAGCACTTAGTAATACCAGCGCAAACGCAGAGCAAATTTCAGAATTACAAAAAAGCTTAACTAAGTTAAGTAATGATACAGAAAGAGAACGAACAGCAAATAAAACATTTGCGGCAAATCAATTAATGACAGCTAGTCAAGCAATACGAAAAGAATTACAAGAAGCCGAATCAACTATAACAAGCAGGATACAAACTGTAGAGCAAGCTGTAGTAGATAACGATGTACGTGGACTTAATACTAAACTAGCACAGCTAACCACAAACATGCAGCAGATATTAGAGCAGCAGAAGATACTACTAGATCTACGTAGTCAAGTAGATAAAGCAACAACGATAACAAATGGCATAGGAGAGAAGTTAGATGTTATTCAAACAGAAATTGATGACATTTGGAAAGCGTATGATAGCTTGGTGGAAAACCCTCTATGACAAAATTAGAAGAAGGAAGTAGTTGGGAAGCAGCAGATACAGACGGAGATGGCGTAGTCACTGAAGAAGAAATGGCTATGTACGAGCGTAGAGTTCGTTTTGAAAATGAAGACAAGAAAGAAGACGCTCAAAGAAATATGGCTTGGTTTGCGCTGGCAGGTATGTTATTATACCCACTATCAGTTGTACTTGCTGTAGGGTTAGGACTAAGTGAAGCAGCAAAGATATTAGGCAGTATGGCTAGTGTTTACTTTGTATCAGTAGCTGCTATAGTTGCAGCGTTCTACGGTGGACAGGCTTATTCGAAAGGTAAAAGATAATGGCTACACCACGTAAAGGCAAGATGTTTGCCAAGACAGTTACCAATCCTAAGACAGGACGTAAAGTAAAAGTAAGCTACGGTCAGGCTGGTAAGGCCAAGGACGGTGGTAAGCGTATACGCCCAGGCACAAGTAAAGGTGATTCATATTGTGCAAGAAGCGCTGGTCAGATGAAGAAACATCCAGCAGCAGCTAAGAATCCTAACAGCCCACTACGTCTGTCTCGTAAGAAGTGGAAGTGTAGTGGTACAAAGTCGAGGCGTACATAATGGCTACGCCTAAGAACAAAGCTCTATACTCTAAAGTAAAGTCAGAAGCTAAAAAGAAATTTAAGACATGGCCCAGCGCATATGGAAGTGCTTGGTTAGTCAAGACTTATAAAGCACGTGGGGGTACTTACAGCAAGGGAGGTTCAGTTGCACAAAACAAAACACGTACTAGAAAGTCGTAGAGGTTACGCTGAAGGTGGACTGACTAAGTGGTTCAAGGAAGACTGGCGTGACGTAAAGACAGGTAAAAAGTGTGGACGTTCTGGTGGTAAGGATAAGAACAGACCCTACCCTGCTTGTAGACCAAAGGCAGTAGCTGGCAGAATTAGTAAAGCAGAAGCAAGAAAAAAGACTGGACCTAAAAAAGTTAAATGGTCTGTTACAGCTTCAGGGAGGAAGCGAAAGTGAAAAAGAAATGTCCAAAGTGTAAAGGCAAAGGGTGCGCTCATTGTGGGGGTACAGGTTATCACAACAACATGAACAAAGGTGGAATGATGAACAAAGGTATGAAAGCATTAAAGAAAGCTGCACCAGAGGTAGCAAAGAAGATGGGCTACAACTATGGTGGCATGTCTAAGAAAATAAAGATGAACAAAGGTGGATACTGTGGGGCATCAAACCCAGCAGAAAGACCTATGAAAAAAATGAAGAAGTAAATGGTAGTAACTACTTACAGTACTACATTTGAATCTAAGACTGTTACCGCTACTACAGGCGGTGCGTCTGCTGATATTGTATATACTGTACCAGCAAACCATGATGCTACAATAGACTATCTTGGTGCTGCCAATGGCGGCAATGCATCACAAAAAATAACTGTAGAAGTCTTTCATGCTGACGATAGTAGTTATCACTATTTAACAAACTTACATGCAATAGCAGGACACGATACATATCACCTGTTAAATGCAGACAGGATACACTTACATGCAGGTGACAAAATTGTTGTATCTAAAGACGGTGGTACATTTGATGTAAGTGTATCTGCAAGGGAGTTCTTTAATCCAACAAGATAGCATAGCGGTTATGCAATAATAGGTACTACTACCTAACCTATATCTGAGTATAACTATCTCCGCACACAAACAAAGGAGATAGTGCTATGAAAAACTTTTTACAAAAACTTTGGGCTAACCATTGCATTAGACAACAAAAACGTGCAGACTTTAGAATGATGCACATGATGACCGACAGAGAGTTAAACGACTTAGGTATAGGTAGGTCACAAATAAGGGAAGCAATATATGGCGAGAAATTTAACAGATAAACAGCAGCGATTCTTAGATGTACTATTTGATGAAGCTAATGGTGATGTTGTCGCAGCTAAGAAACTGGCAGGTTACGGTGATAACAGTAATACTGCAGCGATTGTTGAATCTTTGAAAGACGAGATCGGTGAGAAGACTCGTACATATTTTGCACGTACTGCTCCTAAAGCTGCTATGGCTATGGTTGGTGCGTTGTATGATCCAACGGAACTAGGCATAAAAGAAAAGATGGTAGCTGCAAAAGATTTACTTGACAGAGCAGGACTTGGTAAGGTAGACAAAGTAGATGTCACTAGCGGTGGTGGCATCTTCTACCTACCACCAAAAGAAGGTCAGAACGAATAATACCACAACGAGAACTGGGGTTTTGGCAATTACCTAAACCTCCTAAGACACACAATAAAGAATGGCACAAGATAGTCAGGGTAACTAAGAAAGTACCTTTTGGTTATGAGGTAGATCCTGACAACGACAGATTACTTGTACCTATTGAACATGAGCTAGAAGCATTAGAGCTTGCAAAACGTCACCTCAAGCAGTATAGTTACAGAGTAGTAGCGCAGTGGTTGAGTAAAGAAACAGGCCGTTATATATCACATATGGGGCTAAAGAAGAGAATAGAAGTTGAGCAAAGACGTAGAAAAGCATCTAACATTAAACGCAAGCTTGCCAAGTGGCTCGAAGAAACGCTTCAAGAAATCGAGAAGCTCGAAACACAAGGAGTCGGTGCATACTCAGAAGCCAGCGGAGATAGAAGCCCCCCAGCTTGAGACTATCCCAGCGCAGGTAGTAGCCCCTGACTATGACGTAGAAGTAGCACAAGATGTCGTATTCAAACCGAATGATGGTCCACAGACCTCCTTCTTGAGTTCTTCTGAAAGAGAAGTTCTGTACGGTGGGGCAGCAGGTGGTGGTAAGAGCTACGCAATGCTAGCAGATCCCTTACATGGCCTGAACGATCCTAACTTCTCAGGACTCCTTGTACGACACACAACAGAGGAATTAAGAGAACTTATACAAAAGTCACAGGAGTTGTACCCACGTGCAGTACCAGGGATCAAGTGGTCAGAACGTAAATCTCAATGGACTTCTCCTAAAGGTGGACGG